TTTGTCCCTCCTCTCGAATGGAATTGATGTTCTTTGCGTTTAGGCCGATATATAACGATAAGCATTCTTCATCGTGGAATATAAGACTGTTCGGCGGTAGTACAACAGCGCTATCTTTAATCGGCTCATAACAGTAGGTGCATCGATTAGAGTACGATACCCCCTCGTATTCAATCACTTCAGTGAACATTCGTAACGGCCTCCTTTTCCATTTGTTGTTGCAGCCGGATTAAAACCGCCAGCATGACCTTCCGCACTGCTGGATATTCAGTATTGACATATATTTTCAAAGCTTGCTGGAAGCATTCTTGATTCGTCATTTCTCTGACCGCCTTTCTTCTTTCTTGTTCTTATTATACTGGTGAAGTCACTTTTACTTAGACAGCGTTTTTAATCCGAGCCAGCAAACAGAACACTGTAACAAGCAAAAACCAATCCAGCAAAACCGGACTGGAAGAAAGGATCGAGAAACTCTTCCATGATTCCAGCGACCCCGTCGTTTTGTGTGCCAGAATTCAGGAGCACCGCCTGGCAGTAGCCCAGGACCGTTCTTCTGATGAGTTCGGGATCTTCATTCCGCAGCCCTTTTAAAATGTTGGCTGTCTTTTTCCAGGGGGCGCCTTCCACCAGCGCGCGGCACAGTTCAATCGTCTTTGATTGCCTTTCTGCTGTCTTTTTCGCCACGTCTGCTCTTTGGCTTTCTTCCACGGAAAGTACCTGGGCGAGGATCTGTAAAGCGTTTCGTGGATGGCCCATGCTGTCCTGAACAATCTGGTCGTAGATTTTTTTGTCAAGTGATTCCTTTTCGGCCTTTACAATCCGTCTTAAAAGCATTTTCATTTCTCGATCTGCTAATAGCTTAACTTCAAACTCTGCGCAGCGGCCCCTGATTGTAGGAAGAAGTTTGTGTGGGTCGGTAGTGCACAAAATATAATAAACATGGCTGGGCGTGTCTTCTAGTGCCTTTAGCAAGGCGCTTTGGGCGTCACCAGTCAGACGGTGCACTTCATCTAATATCCATACCCGACACGGCCCTTCGAGCGGTTTGTATGCGCTCTGCTTCCGGATTTCTCTGATGGTATCGATCCCCCGAAAATCGGCGGAATCTACCTCTCGAAGATCTCCTCCTTTCGCGCCCAATCGCTTCGCCACAATCCTGCCCAGCGTCGTCTTCCCGCATCCTGTAGGCCCATGAAACAATACGCTTCTGGACATAGGCTGCGAAGCTTGCTTTTCCAACTGATTTTGTAGGACTGTAATGATGTCTTTATTTCCCACGATTTCATCTAAAGATTCGGGCCGATATTTCAAATAAAGTACGTTTTCATTTTGTTGTTTTTCCTCCATCAGGTTATGGCCCTCCTTTCTTTTTTCTTTCGTGTGAATTTTGGCTTTTCTTCTTTGGTGATTTTTTCACCGAATCGATATGGATAAAGAGGGCATTTACGGATCGGGCATTTTTCAATTTCTTTCCAACTACCCCCACTACAATCTATGCAGTGCGCTCGGATTGCCTTTAAAAGATTTATTGTTTTCATACGGGGCAACCCTTCCTCCCCTTCCCATATTGACAGTATGGATTTCCGACGCCGTCGAAACGATAGAAAATACACCTCATGCATGATTTGATATCGATATATTTATGTGATTTTTGGCAGAATACGGCTTGAATAATCTTCATTTTCAATTTATGACGCCCCCTTCGGTTTCATTTAATGACCCAAGGGCTGTCTACCTCATAGCGATCTACACTAATGTCAAGCGGTATAATGATCCATTTCCATTTAGCTGGCAGTTCTTCTTTGATAATTTTTCGGGCTGTTTCTTCAACGTGATCAATTTCGTCCGGGTGGGCGTCTACGACAATGCAGTCATGGATTTGGCCTATGAGTTTTGAGTCCCATTTCTCTTCTCTCATGATTTCATCCAGTCGAATAAAGGTAAACAGCAGGCAGTGGAATGCGCTGCCCTGAATGGGATAATTCATGATTTCATTCCTTCGCATTGTTCCGGAACAGGTAAAACCTGTGAACATTTTTAGATAGCCCTTCTTGCGGTATTGATTGACCTGATTTAATCTCCATTTATGGTAGGCTTTAAATCGCCTATTCCAGAAATCATCTTCTACCTGCTTCAGATGCTCTGTGAAATCGTCAAAGGATTTTATACCATGATTTATAAAATGATCTGAGGTATAATCACCGTCGGGTAGTAGAAGTCCCATTCCTTTCTTCCACCGGCCTTCCTGAGGCAGCTTTACCCAATCTGATAGATACAGCGAGTTGTTCCCATAGTAGTCACCATAGAATTGGGGGAACACGAACCCGTTCTTGGCAGCCTGCCTGAGTACGGCGTGAATCGGGATTTTCCGATCTAATTCGTCAAACATGAAGATCTGCTTGGCCATGTCCAGATGCATGTCTGAATTCTTATCTTTTAAATAATGAATCAGAACTGGATCTTTACAATAACAAGCGGCGATATGGACTTCTAAGGCTGAAAAGTCCATTTCCATCAGCTGATGACCTGGACGGGGTAGCAGCGCCCTTCGGCATATTCTCATGGATTCTTTATCTCGGATAGGGATGTTCTGGAAGTTGGGCCGGTCGCTGCTGGAGCGAAAAGTCCTGACAGTATGTAGATTGAAGGAAGGGTGAATATAACCATCATGTTGTTCCCGGGTAAAGGCATCTAGATATGTGTCACGGACTTTAGATAATTTCCGCATCTGAAGAATCAGCTTTAATTCAGGCACGTCAATCCGGTTCAGCGCTTCTTCGTCAGTGGACCCCCGGCCGGTGACGGTTGTCTTCATCGGTTCAATTTTCATATGTCGATACAGCAGATTGGACAACTGGTGGTTGCTGTAAACATTGGTTTTCGCGCCGTAAATATGCTCCCAGCGGCGATAAAATTTCGTGTCTTGTATCTTCTTTTGAAGCCTGTTTATCTGCCTGGTCAAATGATGTTTTTTCTTCTCGCAGTACTCCAGATCAATCCGGATTCCTTGCCTCTCTGCCCGCGCCAGCGCTAGCACGCCATCGTGGATTAATTTATAAGCATCTGCGGTAGTCGCTTCGATTTTATTCATTGTCATGTCCATACCTCCCCATAGCCTCTTCTCTGATTCGGTAAGTGTAATTATTATCTATAGCCCGCCATTTTTTTACTGCCTGAAGGGCTTCCGCCTTCGTTCACATAGAAATCAATTCTACGCCAACAGGCTGCTTGCCTATGCTGTTTCATGCCTGGTATAGGTATAAAGGCATTACCACGAGATCCCCATCTCTCTCATCTGCATTTTTGCCAGTCTGAATGTCACTAAACTATCCATCCCATTATACAAAAGCAGCTCGTTAAAAGAGGATCTGTTTTCTAATAATTCTGTGATTCGATTAGGCAGATTGGAATCTGAGCCTTGTAAGTATTGGGACACTGCACCATCATATCCCACCAGGCCGAAGTGGACGTATGCTTGGAATTTTAGACTAGTGATTCCCGGCCGGTTGTCTAAAATATGGGCTGCTTGCATGGTATCGAATTTCCACGGATGAATGTGGATCTCATGAAGAATATTAAACCACGTGTCTTCATATTTCATATTGGCGGCGATTTTGCCGATTTTAGGGTTTTCTAGGATCCGTTTTAACAAAGACAAGGGCCGCTTTTCTGTCGGAAAAGGGATGGCATATGCTTTATCTTCTTGCCAGCAGAAAGAGACACATACGATCTTGTGAACCTCCCTATTGTATGGCCTTAATCCTGTCGTTTCGATATCAAAAGCAAGAAGTGGGGGCTTCATTTTATTTATCTGTATCAATAGCTGGGCTGCTTCCTTTTGGTCTGTTATTATTTCCACGCATTCTTCTTCATCCCGGTATTGGGGGAACGGCTCATCTATTTTGGAAAAAGCGTGTTTCAGATCCTGATCCCACACGACTTCGGAGTCTCCCTCTTTTTCCTGACGTTCAATAAAGGAAGGATGGAAGGTTGGACAAATCCAGGCATTAAAAAGTCTATCAGGAATTGCCCAACCCCTCCACTTCATTATCCCACCCAGGTTTCTTTTCCATCTATCCCCGATGATAGAAGTCGTGGGAATCCCGCCGTGCAGAATAATTATTTCTGGCTTGTATTGTTTTATTGCACTAATCACTTTTCGCTTGCAGCACGCAATTTCGAACTCAGTGGGCGTCCGGTTGTTCCCTTTCTTATCTGTAGGTCGGCAGTTCACGGCGTTGATGTTTACGCAATCTTCGAAAAGATCCGCGCCCAGCTGTTTATATCTTCTTTGGAGGGCGCGGCCCGCTTTTCCTTGCCACGGCTTTGCTCTGCGATCTTCTGTTTCGCCGGGCGCCTCCCCAATGACCATTATTTTTTTCTTGCAATCTCCATACGGTTTTATTTTGGGGCTGAGCACATCTTTGTAAAGGCCGCAGGAAACACACGAGTGAACGCCTTTTTCAGATTTATATGGGGGGTGAATTTTTTCCAAATCGAAGAAACTTTTCATTAACTGTTCATTCCGGCATGACGTGTTATAGCAGTTGAAATTTTCTCTTCTCCAGCCTTTTCAGACTGGTTTCATAATGCTTTTTTACGTTTTCAAAACCGATAAAATTCCGCTTTAATTTGCTAGCAACTAGAGCGGTAGTCCCCACTCCGCTGAAAGGATCGAAGACAAGATCGCCAATCCACGAAAACATTTTTATGCAGCGTTTTGGAAGCTCTTCTGGAAACATTGCGTCATGCCCGAATTTTCTCATTCTCCTTTCTGTCGGGAATTTCCAAAGTCCGTATGCCCATGAAATGAATTCTTCCTTCGTCAGATCAGAAATTCCGGCTTTCTGAAGACTGTACTTTTCCTTGCAAAAGACAAGTATATATTCGACCGGGGAAGGGAAACTGGGGCAGCTAGGCGATTTCCAGCTGCCCCACGCCGTGCGGCAGCTTGTATGTTGCTTATTCCAGACAATCTTCGTGTATGGTAAATATTTGATTCTCTCTAGGCGCTGTGTTAAATGTGAAGTTAACGGAATGCGACCGTTTTTTCTTTCTCCGATATTTACGCAAATCTTGCCGCCCGTGCGCAGTTTCGGATAGATAAGTGAAAAGACATACTCCATCCAATCAAGATATTCCTCATATGGCAAGTCATCCGCGTAGCTGCTTCGATTCACATTATAGGGCGGTGATGTTATAACCAGATCCACGGTATTATCTCCCAGTAGGGGAATGCCCTCCTCACATTTCATATTATAGATTTGATTGATTTTTAAACAGTGCTCCGGCTCCTCCCGTTGTTTTATCTTTACCACGGGTGTAGCCGGTGTGGAAGTCTATCTAATAAAAGGTGCAAAACCCGTTTCAGATCCTCTATGTTATCCGCTTTTTCAATAGCTTCTCGTAATTCTTTAGCATCAACCATATCTATAACGTACACACTGCTCATTGCTATATTGACCTCCTTCTTTCGTGCTCAATCTATTACCTTCTGATAAAAATAAACACCATGCGCACCCGGTGGTTCGTGCTCCGGACAACCCCGATAGTTCCAACAGCATCCCATGTATCCTTCCGGTACATAGGCCTGACCTGATCCAACCACACCAGATGCCCTCCAGGACGTACGACGTTCACGCACTCCCGTATAACCGTATTGCGGTTAATCATAGGCCTCCCGTAATGATTCGCATCTTCCGCTGAGTAAGGGGGATCTGCAATAATAAGGTCGTACTCCCGGTGGGGAACAATATCTGACAGCTTGTGAGCATCCCCTACGATAGTAGGCTTTGTGTCAGGATTTATATCCACCCGGTCACCGGGAGTATTTTGCCCTAGGGATCCGGAAAAAAGATGCAAGATCCTTTGCGGGGCAGGATACATGCTCATAACCCTTTTAAGAAAGGTTGGTGGGTATGCTCCATAATAACCGGATCCGGCATAGTTATTTCCGATCATCCATACGCCATAAATCCAGTTGTGGGATACAATGAGTGGTGGGTATTTTGGAAATGCTTTGCTGTAATTATCCGCCATTGCTTGTAAAACATTATCCGCCATTTGGTTATAACACCCCTCACGCCTTCACCTGGTTTTCAATACTGAATCATCGCTCAGCTATGCTGTCCCCTGTTGCTATGGCGATCAAATATTGCCATTTTTCACCGGTAAATTTAATCCGATCTTCTTCGAACAGACCTGTGGGGGATTGTTTTAGCATCGCCATAAGAAACTCAACGCCTATAGAAAACACTATGCTTTTTTCTTTGTATCGAGTCCGCACGGTTTCCTCAAACCAGCCTGATTCATTATTAGCAGAGAACTTTATTTTGTTATTTGCCACCTCTACGTCTACTACCGATAAATGTTCCGCATGAAAATCCCCCTTAGAGAAGATCCGCGCCTTGTCTAGTGCCTGAAGTGATGTTTTCGGAAAAGATATTTCCATGCCATCAAATTCGAAAAGCTTATCTATTTTTGGGAATTCCCCATCAAAAACCCTGGATGAAAAAATAGTATCATCTTCTGTTTTAAAATGAAACCAGCCTTCCCCTTCAGCAACCTTTACAATATCATATTTTACCAGCTCTCGCACGGATGATGCAGGAATTAAAAAATCATTAATTGGCAGTGGATCTTGGAGTTCGTATTTTGCGATTTGGTAAGAATCAGATGCGCGGACTGCCCTTTTTCCGACATGGACGCATGTTAAGACCGGCCGGCTTAAATCTTTAGAGCAGACTGGATAACAAAATCTCAATGCTTCTATTACTCCCGCGGGCAGCTTTTTCCACTTGCCGATTTTTCCAACTTCCTCCACCGGAAGTCGTACTTCATGCTCAAACACTAAACCTGCTCGCGCTCGTCCTGCTTGAATGATTATTTGATTCTCTTCCCATTCGATGTCAATTTCGTCCTTTTTGATTTTATTCAGGAAATCATAAAGTGCCTGTGCCTTCACTGCCCCTGTTATATCTAACCCTTTTACTGGATGAGAAATACTGATTTCATCATTGTAGGTGACCACTCTATCTCCTAAAAATGAAAAGCTGGTTGCCTGTTCAATCAGCTCTTTCTGAGCTAGTCCCGGCTTTACCTTTTCGAGTGCGTCTTGTAAATCGGTTTTGTTTACTTTCATTTTTGCCCTCCTCTTCCTTTTCCTCATATCTGGATATTATCACATAACGGAATGCGGCTTTAAAAATATTCTCCACCCATCCATCAAAATAATAAAATGATCCTAACCTATTGTAGTGCCCTCCTTTATTTATCATTAAATTCAGAACCCGCATCTCTTCTTCGAGACTTGACATTTGTGGAAAATTTCCAGCTAGGTATATTTTCATTAATTTTTCCTTTTGGATTTTTAATAGCCCAGGTGCTTAGGTGCTGTTGTTACTAAATACTATTTTTATTCTTTGTCATTCCGTCCTGTCTTGACATACTTTACAAACTCATTTTTTCTCTTAGAGGCATGATAATAACTAATCAGTCGTGACTTTTCCTTTTTCTTAGTTAGAGTTTTCCCTTGGTTTGGTTCATTGAGCCAGGTGGCAAAGTAAATAATCATTTGCTATTCCACCGTCTTGCGCCTTCTTGATAAATAGAATACAATGCATTCTCTAATGACATCCCAAAATAAGAATAATCCGGGAATGAGAAAGCTCCTGCCGCTCCACCATCTATAATGTTTTGATAATGCAGTTTGTTCGGGTTGATGGAATAATGTCCATAAAGGGGACTGGTTGCAACTACACGGTTCCTATTTCCTTTAGATGTCCGTTCTTTCCATTTCATATCGTTCGCTCTTATCAATGCATATTTTACCGGGTCTTCCCACGGATATAGATAAAGAAAAGTAATATATGGAAAAAACTTATCCCGGCATGTTTCAAGGGGGCAATTAGAAGGTCGTTTAAAATATAATTCTCCGTCTTGTGGTTTTCTCATAGAAATAAATTGTTCTGGATAACATAACCCGTCTTCTAGGACAATCAGAGCAAAGTCTAATCCCATGCCCCATCCATTGCTTTTTTTCATTCTACCCCATAAGTCATTATGTTTTTTCTTTTCAGATGGATTGGGGTAATTGATATACCATTTATGGATTTCTTCTAATTTGATTCTATCGAACATGGCATTTAATTTTCCTGCATTTTCCATTCGTTCTCTTCGTCCTGCTTCTGTATCTCTTTCTCGTTTTGCCATTTTCGTTTCCTTCCTCCACTACCTCTATAATAAAAACCCTTTCGTTCCTGTGCGCTTAAACGGTCTGGGCCATTCTGGTATTGACTTTTCAAGGTCTTGGAAATAAATGATGTTAATTTCATCTCGAATTTGATAGGTGTTAGAAAGACCCGGTTCTTCTATAATCTCAACTAGTCGTTTTGCTGATTTATTCTTCGGTTTTTTCTCCGCCCATTTTTCATTCTCTTTCAATTCATGTGATTGAGAGACCTTTTCAAATCGAGATTTGCCAAGTGAATATCCTTTCTCATGAATGTAATCTAAAATAACTTGTCTTTGTCTGGGGGAAAGCGTGCTGATATGTTTCCCAGCTTCCTTGGCATTTGGGCTTCTGCTTGAAACAGAAATTTTCCAAGAATTTTCATCATAAATCCATTCACCTTTTCGATATCGTGGGACGTAGATTGACCCTAGTCTACCTGTAACAACCCAGGATGTACTGTCCACACTATACCATGGATATCGAAGCATGAGTCTAAGAGACGTTACGGCAAACCCATGGAATTTAACAATGGGCATCCCGTCTTTTTTATCTGTTACATATTCCATACAACTGTCGAGCCACATAATTTTTTGATTAGTGGTTTTATCATTGGCAGGGCTTAGGCCGATGTAAGGAATCTCCGCCACCATTCGCCTTAACCATTTCATATCCTCTCCTTGATGGAAAATATGAACTAACTTTTCTTTGGGGACCCCTGCTCTCAACATTTTCTTATAATTTTTCCATCCTTGAGCAGCACTATCATCGATATCTTTTTGGGTTAAGCGTTGATAAGGGCGGCCCGGAATAACGTCCAGATTAGCGATTACATCAACAAGATCAAGATGATTGAGGCAAAACTGAATGTATTCATCGATATTAACTTCAACCCCCTGGGCCCATGCTGAGAAAGCACCGGAGTCAAGAAAAAGTGATACTTTATTTTGTTTGTTCATATGAAACCACCTTACTTCAAGTCCTTTTTCTTTCCCGCAATGAAAGAAAGAATGTAATTTCCACCCTGCGGCAAATAACTGCTGCAGGGTGGGGTTGAGTATTGGATCACACACGGATGTTCCTGCTATATATATTCTAGTCATTTTATCCCGCCTTAGTTACTTTTTGACGGCTTCAGCTTCTACATTGATTAATGTTCCGCCCCGTGCATTGAAATTACCAATAACTTTCATCCATCGCGGCGCACAAACTGCAACAAGGTCCTCCAAAACACGATTTGTAATTGTCTCCATAAATGAACCGTATTGCCGGAAAGCCAAAAAATAAAGTTTTAAGCTTTTGGTCTCAATGCATTTTTCATCAGGGATGTATCTTACCGTCATGGTTGCGAAATCAGGCTGCCCGGTTTTAGGACAAAGTGAGGAAAACTCGGTGAACACAAACTCCGTAATATAATCTCTGTCTGGGTATTGATTAGGGAAAGTTTCGAGGATCCCGCGGTTGGGGTTATCATACACATATTTTGTGTTTTGATTCCCCAACTTGGTAAGTTCTTTTACTTGGTCTTTTCTTTCGTTCATTTTACATTCCTCCGTTTTTGTTTTTAAATCCGGCTTGCTAATCGTGACATAAACTCATCCTTACATCCATCTTTATTTTCAAGCAAGATGCCTCTAGCCTCAATTACCTCAAAAGGCGAATTCCATTTCTTTAGCCCTCTCATTTCCTTACAAAGATGTCTGCCGGACATTAGTAAAATAGACCCGAGCGGGTTAACCGCATTTTCAATATGATCTAGGACATTTTTAACCAGCCGTTCTTGCGTTTGAAGCCGGGCAGAAAAATAATCTACAACCCGTCCTATTTTACTCGCCCCCAGATAAGAACCTTCAGGGTCAGGGATATACCCAAAATAGTAATGCCCGAAAAATGGTAGAACATGGTGTTCACACATACTGAAGAAATACCCTTTATCCATAATTAAACCTCTAGGTAATTCATCATTAAAACAAGTGACTTTTGGTGGAGGCGCATGGTATCCTCTAAAAATCTCCTCATACGCACGACTTATTCTTTCGGGCGTTTCACGGAGTCCAGGACGTGCAGGATTTTCCCCTATCTCAGTAAGAATCTTTCGCCAGATGGCTATAATCCACGCCTCATTCATTTTTTTGCACCTCCTATAATCAATACTCCTCATAATCAATTGGATCAATGCATTTTGTTTGTTTAAATGCTGCTAGTCGTTCAGTGCAACTGCCACATTTCCCACAGCTGCGTACTTGGTTTTTATAACAGGTACGAGTGAGATGATATGGCACGGGTATTTTAAAGGAGTATCCTTTTTTTAAGATAGTTAATTTGTCGTCTTTAATAAACGGACAGAATACCTCAACTTTACGATCGGTTGAAAGATAAATAAGCGTATCAAGTGCCTTGGCAAATTCTATACGGCAGTCAGGGTAGATGTAATGCTCTCCTTGATGAATGCCCAAGGCTATTTTCTGTGCTCCTATGGATTCAGCTAGCCCTGCCATGATTGAAGCGAATATTAGATTGCGTCCTGGAACTACTGTCTTTTGCATATTTCCATCGTCATAAGGCCCTTCCGGAATTTCTTTCTTGGAAGATAAAAGAAGATTGGAGGAAAATTCAGTCATAATAGAAGTTATGTCAAATGGGTGTTTATATATTTTTGTACACCCTTGCTTTTTATGTCTTTGGTAGTAATTAATCACATTGTTTGCGGCAAGATTTTCATACTTATTATGGGTTGATCCATAATTAAAAATACAACAGTGAATTTCATTTTCTTCCTCTTGGTCGATAAGCAGCCCCAAAAGAGTTGTTGAATCCATTCCCCCGGAAAATCCTATTACTGTCTTTTTCATGAAGTTATTTCTCCTCTTTCTCTTTCTCTGTTTAAATCAAACGACTACCTTTACTTTTAGTATCTGATATTACTGTCCTCCTTTAACTGCCGGAGTATTAAAAATAAGGAGGAATTGATAACTAATTACTAGGAAAAAAGCCATAAATCAATTCCTCCTTTTTGGACGGCTTGCTCAATTTTACTTCTTATTTTTAGCAGTGGTGACAGTAATTCCATCAGCGTCAACCGTAATGGTGATGGGCTTGTCTAGGTTCACATTAAGCCAACCTCGTTGAAGGCGGGATTTAATGTGATCTCGGATAAAATCGCGGTTATAATTCTCTGCGGCAAATCCTTGTTCTTTCGCAATGCCCATTACTTTTTGAACAATGTCATCCCAGGCTCCGCCCTCAACAATGGCCTCATCCATAACATCGGTCATGCTGCGCTTAATCCGTCCAGTTAAAGTCCCTGAAAAAGACTTAATTCTACCGGAGGGGGCGGGTTGCTCACTTTTTTTCTTTGGTTTTTTAACTGCGGCTTCTTCTATTTCCTCTTCCGGCTCTTCCGGCTCTTCTGCCTCTTTAGTTTCTTCCTCTTCTTCTTCCTCTTCCGGTTCCGGCTCTTCTTCCTCTTCCGGTTCCGGCTCTTCTTCCTCTTCCGGCTCTTCTTCCTCTTCTTCTTGCAATTCCTCGACTTCCTCTTCTTCCGGCTCCTCCGCTTCTTTTTCTGGCATGCTTTCCTTTTGCAGTTCATCAATTACAATCAATGTTTCTTTGGAGATTTCATCTTCCGGCTCCAGTAATTCAGACGCTGTTAGAATGTCCCCTTCTAATTTTTTCTGCCCCCGCCCAGTCCCCGTTTTGATTTCCGGCTCCAGTCCCAAAGCCTCATTAAGTTCTTTAGCTGCTTTTACAAGAGCCTTTCTTGCAATTGCCATTTTATTCTTGCCTCCTTAAAATTTTAACCTCATCTTATTATACAAACATCACTTATTTCATTTAGAACATTTTACAAATTTTATGCAGCTGAACTGAAAAAGTAATGTTCTCTAGGAGCGAACGGTTCTTTTCCTTAATCTTTTTAACAATACTACTAATTTTACTTCCATCCGCATCTACAGGGCTAATAATGAAAGGGGTGGTTGTCCCTAAATAGATTAATTCCTTCGCCTCTTGAATCATAAAATCAACATCCTCATCATCTGACACCACCCATTTAATATAGACCCTGCTGCCGATTGCTTTAACTCGCTGAATTTGTTTAGCAAAAGAACTAAGTGCAATCATTTTTTCAGCAACTCCAGACGACATGCCTTTCCGATCCACCACCCAATTAACCATGGGAATTTCAGGAAGGGGGATGCTGCCATTTGTCTCAACTTGAACAATAAATTTGAATGCCAATAACGTTTCAATCAAATACACGGTTTCACTTTGCAACAAAGGCTCTCCTCCGGTAATTAAAACATGCTTATTTCTACCACCGCCAATCTGAACCATTTTCATTAGAATGTTTGGAATATTCATTTCAGGACATGGCTCTTTTGCATTTTGAGCTTGAGGAGTGTCGCACCAATGACACCGCAAATTACACCCCTGAAGTCTAATAAAGGTTGTCCAGGTTCCTTGTGGAAATCCCCCGGCCTCACCGGAAATGGATTCAAAGATGCTATTGATTTTTAACATTGCGCTTCCTTCCTTCGCTCCTGAGTCGGTTTATTTCATTCTTTCTTACTGCCTAAAACCAATTCTAAGGCGGCTAGCATTGCTTACATTCGGTTTTAGAAGAGTAGAGCATCCCTTTATACCTCTTGCCTTTAAATTACCTCTGAGCGCCCCATATTTTACTTTCTTCTTATTATTCATTTCTCCACTCTGCATAACTTGTCGGGGTTTCATACAGCCGAATAAAAGATAGTTTTGCCGCGTCTGGCGTGCTTGCTGATTGGATTACCTGCACCATCCATTCAACCATATTTTCTGCGGTAGGGGTGTGATTTGGAAATAGATCATAAGATATTTCATTCAATAAAACATGGTCTAGCTTGTCAACAATTGATTTTCTTATTACTTTCTTGATATCAGCAAAATCAACAACCATACCTGTTTCAAAATTGACGGGTCCTTTGAAACCTACCTGTAATCTGTATGTATGCCCATGAATTTGTCTGCATTTCCCCGGATGATTAGGTAGCTTGTGAGCCGCGTCGAAAGTAAACTCTTTTACCACCTCGATCATTTTTCGACCCCTTTCTGTCTTCGTTTTTATTATACTCTACCTTTCATTTTCATTAAAACTAGTAGTTTTATTTGTTTTAGCATTCTTGTTAACACCTTTATATGTCCCGCCTGCTTAAAACCGAATAGACGCGATGCTAGACGCCTTAGAATTGATTTTAGAAGAAGGAATAGTTTCAGAAAGAAACTGCCTGCAGCTTACTCTGTCCATCCCAGCTCGAATTTTAAAGCGTCTATCAGTTCGCTAGCTTCTTCCCTGCTTAAATATTGAGCGGATCGGATCTGATCTCTAATTTCTTCAGGCACTTCGATACGCCGATTATCACACTCTTGTTCTAGTAATTCTAAAAATCTAAGTTGGGCTGCTGTCATTTTTTTCACGTCCGTTTCCCGCGCCCCCTTTTAGCTCTCATGACTTCTTTCAGCGGTTGTTTTGCGCATGTTGTTAAGTAAGTCCTCCATTTGCTTCGTGACTAGGTTAATTCGTTCGATGTTACAGTCCACGCACCAGTAGGGGCTCCATGCGGTGCCTGCGGGATTATTGCAACCCGGCTCTATGCAGATTTTGCCTGTATGGTGTTTAGCAGAATTGCCCTCGCAGGTGCGATCATTGTAGCCGCCCTTAACAATATTCATCGTTCCACGCTCCTTTCAGCGATTATTTTCATGCATCCGGCCACTTTCCGAGCCCAACCGGGATCCTCTGCATATCTTTCCCCAATTCCGGCTAAGTCATGTGAGCCGCCGAAGAACTTTCCACCTGGGCAATATTTCGTGGCCAATAACTCAGCCAGGAAATTCACACTGCCCGCTCGGTCATCAAAATCCATACCACGCCCAGGGCCGGAAGCCCCCAGCCCGGCCAGGTTGTTTCTTTCACGCACTAGGCGGCTTGTTCCCCATCCGGTTTCGTGGACAATGATTCCTGCCATGACCAGGGCGTTTATTCCATACTGTTTTTCCGCGGAGACTAGTATAAAACCAATCCCTGCTAGGTTAGTTCCTCTGAAGGCTTTTTCAAACCGAGACGGGCTAAAACCCGATGGCTGCGTTATCCTCATAGAGAGGGCAGAAGAAAAAGAAGCCCCGGATCTCGAAAGGGATGCTCCTCTAATATCAATCATAGCCACCGTTTGATATGTTCTTTCCAAGTTGAACAGTGTTTCCTCAAGTTCCCGCAATCGTTCCTCTTGAATTCGAAGTTTTTCCTGAGCCTCTCTATATTTTTGTAATTCTTCTTGCATTCTGTCTATCAGGTATTCATTTTGTTCTTTTATTTTCTCGATTTCTTCTTGCCGGACTCGTTCACCAGAAACGACAAAGCCCATCAGAATAACAGCAATTGACAACGCCGAGACGATTAAGAAATTCACAGGAGAAATTCTGAAACGCATAAATAGTGCCCCCTTTGTGTTTTCTTTTCCGCCCCCTCACGAAAAATAACTTTCAAGAAAAGGTCGTCCAGCTGCCAGATCCTGAAGCACCACCACTTCCGAATCGCTTGAGAACTCGCCTTCGCGGATCACGATTTCGTTGACTCTCATAATTCCCAGTTTCTTCTCCCGACCTTGCGGATCTTGATTGAGTCCATATTGAGCTGTTACATGAGCCAGCTTCCGTTTATCCTCACTAAAATTGGATATGGACAGGCGGCCTTTTTTATAGCTTTCCGCATCCGCCTGCGTGGCTGTGACCAATAACACATGCCGCTCCTGGGACAGGGCACGAAGCGCCTTCCATATATGATCCTGCCGATGGCGGAATTCAGATACGCGGCCGTCATCGGCAGAGAGTAAATCTGCATAATCAATCACAACTACATCCGGGACAAATCCATTATAACGCTCCCAACTGTCCAGCCGTGCCTTCATTTCAGAAACGGTCAGCGTGCCTGCGGGGAAGCACGCCAGCTTGAATCTCCGCCGGTATTTTTCGAAGAATTTTTTCACAGCCCTTTGCGCCCTTTTCACAGTCAGTGGTGGGGCCTTCTTCATCTTCTGAATCCAGACACCCCCTCTTCTCTTTCTGCAGGCATAGCTATCGCAAGGCTCATAGTCCGGATATTCTTCGTATTTTTCAGACAGTGTTTGGGCCGTCACTAGTTTTGGATATTGTCGGAGAAAGGTAGCCAGGTCAATTCCTTCGAAAATTCCGTGGTCACAATTCCGGTCTGGTTCACTGCATAAATCTAGCTGATTATATACGCAATCTCCGACGGGCCTAAATCTCTCTTGACAATATTTTTCTTTATCATGCCGCTGTGCGATATAGATACAGATCCTTTTTATGACCTGGTCTTCTGTCATGTCCCCGGCTTCAAAAAAGGCAACGTTCGCCTTTTGCCGGATGGCCCGAAGTGCAATTTCTAGAAGCATGAAAGATTTTCCGCGCTTTTCGGGAGCTAGGAAGCTAAAAAATCCACCACGAATGAGATGGTCGTTCCACATCTCCCCAATGGCTCCTGGGAA